CGACGGACGAAATGCGCGCGGCGCTCGCCGCCCTGTTCGATCAGTTTCCGGCACCGGACGGAAACTCCGAGGGCAAGTATCTCGGTTACTTCATGGCTCTGGAAGGGGAGCCGAAATGGGCTGTCGAGCGCGCCGCGAGGAAGTTCATTCGCGGCGAAGTCGCGGAGCATGACGGGCGGTTTCTGCCATCGAGCGCTGAGTTGGCACGTGTCGTCCGAAGCTATTCAGATCACGCAAGGAGAATACGCGATCTCAATGAAAAACATCGGCCGTTCAAGCCGCTAGAGCGAGTGTTTCCCAACACTGACATGCCGTCAAACCCGGAGATGGCCGCGCGCATCCGCAAGGTTATCTCCGGCACGGCGAGCCGCATGAGTCTGGAAGCGTTGAATTGGCGAGGCTTTCCCAGCATGCAGGAATTCCAGAACTGGAAGATGCCAGTCGGCACGATTTTTGTCGCTGCCGATAACACAGTGATTTACCCGGACGGCACAGTCGAAAGCTGGGCGGCGATCGAGAGCCGGATGCGGAAGCCGGCACGACCAAAACCAAGCGAGCCGGCACCGCTAGTCGAAGAAGTTGCGGTACCACCATCGCCGGAACTTCTGGCCGCCCTGCGGCGCAAGGAATGGCTCGCCAAGCAGGAGCGGGGCGAGGGCGAGGAGCCGATCGATCCGCAGGCGTGGCGCTTCGAGGAGGCTTAAACCTCGGTATAGCTTTCGCGTTTCCGCGAACCGGCTTAAGCGGCAATGGGGGCAGAATGCGAGGATCGATGGCGCGGGCAGGGCGCAAGCGCAAGGATGTGCCAAGGCTGGCTGGGCGGCGGGACTGGCGGCAGCTTGTCGAAGACCCGAGCCTGCTCACCAAGTGGACGAGGGCGCGCGACAACATCGTCGGCTATGGCGGCGATCACTTCCTCGCATCGCAGGCCGGCAAGCTATTCGTCTTCCGCCAACTCACGGCGCTGGAGATCGAGGCAGCGAAGCGCTGGACTGTCCTGCTCAGTGAGTATGACCGCCTCGTCCTTGGCATGGCGCGCACGCCTCCTAGCGTGGCCCTAGAGCGTGTCGGAGCCGGCGAGGGCGCCTCGGCCACCCCGGATGAGGTAAAACGCTTCCTTGCCCGTTTCCAAGCCGCGCAGGATGCCATCCTCAAGGCTGGCAGGCCGGCGCTCGTGGCCCTGAACCGTTTGTGCCATGATGAAGCGGCGTCCTCAGTGCGTGACGAGGCGCGCAAAGGACTGGCGCATCTCGTCACGCATTTCCGGCTTGACGCGGCGTGAATTCCGTGCCGAAATAGAGGCTCCAAACATTCCCCGCCCGACCAGCGTCGCGGCGGGTTTTTTGCGTTTGGTGCCACGGTATTCGATCAGCCTTGCTCCGCGGCTTAATACCGATGAAGGCCGAACGGGTCGCCGGGCCCATCAAACCCGGATAGCACGGCGGGAAATCCCGACCGCTCGAAAGCCCGGACACGGGCTGAGAGATAGCCACGGCATACGAACCCAGTGTCATGCGTGGGGGAGCGGCCGGCCACCGATAGATGGCACCGTGGGCAAACCGTGCTGAAAAGTGTCCTCTCTCAGTCCGCGACCCTTAGACGGGGGAGATAGCGGGAAGCGGACTATTGTCATCCCAGTCTGCCCGGCGCTGCTCCTCCCTGGCACCGGGCGAATTGAGGCCCGGCGATCCAGCCCCCAGCCCGACGCTGGGCCTCGATATCCTTACTCGGTGACCTCGGTCGTCGGCACGGTCTTCTCTGAGCCGTCGGGAAGCTGGATCACTGACTTCGGCTTCGCCGGGTCAAAGCCCTGGTCGCCCTGCTTGGCGGCACGCACAACGGTAACCTGCTTACCTTGATAGACGGGCATGGGGAAACCCTCCCCCGCCGGGATGGCGGGAGTCAGCTAAACGCGCAGCGCAATTCTTTGGTTCAGAAGCCCCAAACTTTGTAGAACATCGCCAGATTGAGGGCGATCACCAGCCCGACCATCCATTTCAGCAGCCGGACATCGGATTTGAGGTCGGCAACGTCGCTTTGCAGGTTGGTTATCGGAGTGTCCTGAGTGCGGGTTCCCGCGTAGGCTTCCTCGGCGGCAGCCTGAGCCTTTTCCTCTGGGACATTCGCCGCGATCAGCGCGTTGTAGAGGCTGCCCATCATCGTGGCCATGGTGGCTATTTAGTCCTTCGGTTAGTAGGCCAATCTTTGGGGCGGTAGCCGTCGAGGTAGGCTTGCATCAGGCGTAGCGTCGTCGGCGTGACGGCGCGGTGCGAGGGCCGGAAGTCGGCCCGCTGCATGCGGCGCACATGCACGGGGTCAACGCCCAGCATCGTGGCCATCTGGGTGACGGTGAGGCCAAGCGCATCGCGCGCGGCCCTAAAGTCAGCGTAGGTCATGCGTACTCTCGTGCCCGCAATGCCGCGCGTGCCTTCACGTATCCGGCGTGCGTCTTGTAGAGCTTGGCATCGCAGTCGCGGGCGAACTGCTCGGGGATGGCGTCCCATTCCTTCGCCCAGATGAGCGTGTTGCCGGTGCGACTGCCGCCAGCGCAGAGTTGCGGATACTGACGGCCGTCGTAAATGCGGACGTAGCGGTCGCAATGCGCGTCGCAGGTGACGATCTCCTCGTAGTCGGAATAGTCGTCATTGAGCGTCAGGTGGGCGCAGCGGCCGTCGAAATAGGCGATGTTCTTGCGGGTCATTTCTCTCTCCATCTGATGACCTGAACATAGAACCATTGGTCCTAGTGTCCAATCACAAGTATGTGAGCCATTGGTTCCACAGGAGGCAGGCATGGATGTAGAGACGCAATCCACGCTCGCCGACATCCTCCGCATCCTCACCGAGATCGAGCGCAAGCTCTCCACCCTCGCCGAACAGCTCGGCGTCGATCTGGACTAGGAGGCAAGCATGAACACAGGCGGCCTCATCGGCCTCTTGATCTTCGTGATCGTGGTCGTGGCAATCGCGGCCCTGATCCTGTGGGTAGTTCAGTATTTTCTACCCGAGGTTTATCCGCCCGCCCGCATCATCGTCGGTGTCATCGCGCTCATAGCTATCCTATTGAAAGTAGCCGCCTTCTTCGGCATAGCCGTCGCCGCAATAGCTTAGTATGGGTTAACTCATGCCATTTCAGCCAGGCAATCAGTTGGGAAAGGCGACCGCCGGCATTCCGAAGAAGCCGCGCATCGTCACGCAGCACCTCATCGCGCTCCTGAACGAGGTGGATCTCAACGACGTGCCAAAGGTCCGGCGCTTCGCCGAGGCGCTGCTCGCAAAGGCGCTCGAGGGCGACGTTGCCGCCATGAAGGAAGTCGCCGATCGCGTCGACGGCAAGGTGCCAGTGCAGGTCCAGGGCGATCCAGACAATCCACTCACTATCGAGCGCATCATCCACGAGATCGTCCGCGCAGACCCCAACCAGCGTATAAATCCGCCCGATGCTGGCTATTCCAAAGCCTCTTGATGGCACCAGTCTCCGCATCAATGCGGCAGAGGTATTCGAGCCTCTTCTCGCACCTGCGCGATACAAAGGCGCTTACGGAGGAAGAGGCTCAGGCAAAAGCCACTTCTTTGGCGAACTGGTCGTCGCCCGGTGTATCCTTGAGCCGGGTACCGCAATCGTCTGCATCCGCGAGGTCCAGCGAACCCTCACCCAATCATCCAAGCGCCTCATCGAGCAGAAAATCCAAGCCCTCGGAGTAGGCCCGCTGTTCCGCGTCCTCGACGACCGCATCAAAACACCCGGCGACGGCGTGATCGCCTTCATCGGCATGCAGGATCACACGGCCGAGAGCATAAAGAGCCTGGAGGGCTTCAAGATCGCATGGATCGAGGAAGCACAGACGCTTTCCCACCGCAGCCTCGCCCTGCTGCGTCCCACCATTCGCGCGGAAAACAGCGAGATATGGGCCTCCTGGAACCCGCGCCGCAAGTCCGACGCAATCGACCAGTTCCTGCGCCAGGAAAGGCCGCCCGGTTCAGTGGTCGTCGAGGCGAACTGGCGGGACAACCCATGGTTCCCCGAAGTTCTGGTATCAGAGCGGCAAATTGACCAAGAACGCTACCCAGAGCGGTATGATCACATATGGGAAGGCGGCTATGCCAAGGCGTTTGAAGGCGCCTACTTCGCCGCAGTCCTCAACGAGGCAAAGGCTCAGGGCCGTATTGGACGAGTTGCTGCTGATCCGCTCCTGCCTCTCAGAGCCTTCTTCGACCTGGGCGGAAGCGGAGCGTCAGCTGACGCCATGGCCATCTGGATCGTCCAGTGGGTCGGCCAGGAAATCCGCGTCCTAGACTACATCGAAGGCATGGGACAAGTCCTAGCGTATTACGTCGATGAACTGCGCAAGCGCAAATACGACAAGGCCATCTGCTACCTCCCGCACGACGGCGTGAACGCTAACGCCATCACCGGCAAGCGGTATGAAGACCATCTGCGGGAGGCAGGCTTCGACGTGCAGCCGCCAGTGAAGAACCAGGGCATGGGCGCCGCCATGATGCGGGTGGAAGCAGTCCGGCGCATTGGCCCGAAGCTGTGGTTCAACGAGGCGACGACAGAGGCCGGTCGCGACGCCCTGGGCTACTACCACGAGCGCAGGGACGACGATCGCAACGTCGGCCTCGGGCCGTCACACGATTGGGCATCTCACGCTGCGGACGCCTTCGGCCTGATGGCTATCTGCTACGAGGAGCCGTCTCGGGCGGCGGGCTTCGGCCGCAAGCTGGTTTACCAGAAACTCGGCATCGCTTGAGGACGACGACTGTTGATCCTTTGCTCTGAGGGGGTGGCCCAACGGCAGTTGCTGGGCTCATAATTGCCATCGTTGTCGATGCGATCGAGCGTTAACCCTGCAGGCTTTTCGCCCATGTCGGCAAGGAAGCTTTCGAACGAATGTCGCCAGCGAACACAGACGCTGATGCCACGCCCTCCATAGTCTTTCCATTTTGAACTGTTGGGATTGGTGCATCGCGTCATCATGTTTACCCAACAACTGTATATTGCAGGTCGTTGTCTTTTGCGTCCATATCCGTGCTTTGTAGCACGCGATCTTGCCAATTCGACGCGCAGACATCCACAGGATTTGGTTACATTGTTCCTGAGACTGCACTGCTGGACGATGGTTTCACGGCCGCAATCGCAGTGGCAGAGCCAGCGGCTCGGCTTTTCGTAAGCGACTGCGACGAGTCGACCAAAGCGCTGGCCTGTAATATCGATGAATGCGGGCATGGTGACCTCCGTCAAGGTTGCCGCGTCAAGTGGCCGGGCATCTCCGCGAGAGTTGTCCGGCCGCGCATTTTAGCACGAAAACCTGCGCGCGCGAGACCCTAATGAGACGCCTCTTGCAGCTCTTTGAGCCTAGCCTCAATGTCGGGTGGCAAGCTGTAGTGCGGCCAGAAAAGTATCTGCGCGCGAATGATAGTGCCGACATACTGCCCCGACAGTCCGTAGCGTTTTCCCAACTCTTCATAGGATGCACCAGCCAGATGCTCGCGCAGCATCTCGATGTTGCGCTGTTGCTGGATCTTCTTGGCGGGCGTGTCAGGGTGCATGGGGGGCATTATGCGTCTTCTTCTGGAGCCACTTTCTTACGGCGGTTTTCCCATCTGAACCCGATCGCCTTGTCCACCTCGTCGGCCTGGGCGCGCAGGTAGGCGGAGAAGGCGCGGATGGCGTCATCGTCGCCCTTGTTCATGTCGACGTTGAACTGGATGACGGTGTCGAAATCCTCTGCGTAGCACAGCGTCTCCGTGATCTGCATGCTGACTTCGTAACTGCCGTTATCCTCGTGCATGCTGATGCCGAAGTGCCAGTCTCGCATGGTGGCGAGCACGGCATTGATCCCGGCACGGCAGCCTTTCTCGAAGTCGCTATCGCCGGTCGGCTGGATGATCCAATTCTGGTCGCTCTCGGCCTCCAGGTCGGCGAGAAACTTTTCGCGGGCGATGTCTTCTTTGTCGGGCTTGCTCATGGGAGCCATTATGCCACGAAGACGCCGCGGCGCCAGCCGCTGCATCTGCCAGCGCTTGAGCCGCTATTGGCCAGCACGCTGGCACAGATTTACGGCCCTCCCGGCCACGCAAAACCGAGCCGAATGCCCAGCCTGAGCACTACGACGAGGGTTGGCCTGGGAGGGCCGCCAGTCACTACAAAAGGAGACGAGAATGTCTGATCCCAAGGAAGACGATACCGAGCCTGGCGGGGCGGGTCGTGGCGGCATCGTGTCTCCCGGCGGCACGCAGCCGAAGCCGACGGAAGACCCGCGCAAGGATAGCGGGCTGCATGACGCGCCTCCGGCGCCCAACCAAGATCTGCCGAAAGAGTAGCAATGCCCAAGCTTACCGTCTCCGAGGTGCAGGCCATCCTCAAGGGCGAGAAGTCCGACGCCCTGTCGGCGGCCGAGAGCAGCAAGCTCAGCGAGGAGCGGGCGCGGGCGCTCGACTACTACCAGGGCGACATGGCGCGTGACATGCCGGCCCCTGCCGATCGCTCCAAAGCCGTCAGTAGCGACGTGGCGGATGCCGTCGAGGGCCTGATGCCATCGATGATGGAGGTGCTGCACGGCGGCGACGACGTGGTGGAGTTCACCGCGACAGGGGCGGAGGACGAGGAGGCGGCGCAGCAGGAAACCGACTATGTGAACTATGTATTCACCCAGAAGAATAATGGGTTTCTCATCGACTATACCTTCGTGAAGGATGCTCTTCTGTCGAAAGTCGCCATCGTGAAGGTATATTGGGAAGACAAGGAAGAGTCCGTCGAGGAGAGTTACTGGGGCCTGCCGGAACCTGCCTATGGAATACTGAAGCAGGCGAAGGACATCGAGATCATCGAGCATACCGAGCGGCAGGGCATTCCCGGCCAGCAGCCGCGTGACGAGCAGGCGGGAGCGTATTGATGGGCAGGCGTAAGGACGAGCGCCATCATCGGCGGACTAAAGAGACGCTGATCGAGATGGTGCTTGATCAGGAGAGGTGGCTCGACACCTGGGTCGAGGAGAACAGGCAGCTCAAGGATGCGCTCAAGCAGATGAAGTGTGAGCTGGACCGCGCGAAGCATGATCTGCATGTCTACGGCGTGCATGGCGACTACCTCAGCATGTCGGTGCGTCT